CTCGCGCTACTGACTTGTCATTGTTGGTTTTGTGCAATTCTGGTGTAGACGTCAAACGCCCAATCAAAATAAGTTAGAGTTAATAACATTATTTTCAACTTCATACATCTGCAATGAATGCAACACGAGATCCCGATACTTCCAAGTTGATACTAGATACTCAATAACCTCTTGGTCCTCTATCTTGCATTCCATGAGAAGCAATAGTTTTACCGTGTACTCATTTTTCAAAATCGACACCTGGTAAGTCACATCTACCCAATGTTCAAAACCTAAATCAGTCTGCTCTACGCTTGCAAGTTTAATGTTCAAAATGTTCATGTTTTCTTCCTCCTTACTTATCTATTCGTAAAAGAAAATAAAAAAGCAGTGAAAAATCACTGTTTTTCTACTTTCAGAGCAAAATAAAGATATTCAAGCGAAAAAGAACACTCCTAACCCTATATCTATAAAGGTTTTTCAGAATTTCAAGCGATTATCAAGCGTATTTCAGAGCAAACAAAAAACCGCAAGCCTGAGTCTGCGGTAGATACACGTTTTAGAAAAGTTCTCCTTTCCTTTTATTTTTTAAATTATTTAGTAGTAATCAAGCCGTCTGGCTCGACTGTAAATGCAGCCTTATCAGCCAAGCGACCATCTGGAAGAAGCAGATAGTATCCGCCATTGTACGGCACAAATGTGTTCGATTTCATATCGCCATTGACGGCATCCAGGTAATACCATTTTTCATAGTATTTCACCCAGCCAGTCTGCATAGCGCCATCACGATTAAAGTAGTACCATAATCCACCAATTTTCTTCCAACCAGTAACCATAGCGCCACTAGTATCAAACCAATACCAATATCCATCGGTATGTTTTAACCAGCGCTCAGCATACATATAGCCACGAGAATCAAAATAATACCAAGTATCTGCAATCTTTTCAAATTTTGAAGTAGGGTATGAGCCATCTTTACGGCTCCACCACCAACCGACACTGTCATGCTTCCAGCCTGATTGATCTTCTTGAGGTGGCACGATATATCCGACAATCGAATTGACTGAGCGCTCATTGTAACGGCAAGGTCCACCTACTTCTAGATAGTCCCAGTTGCCATCAATGTTCTGCTCAATCGTCTTGATTGTAGAACCGTCTGAATCTTCATAGACAAGACCAGTGTGACCATAATCCACTCCATCGCCCGCCACGAAGTTCTTAACGAAGAACCACCCAGCCTTTGGATGTTGTGCGCCATAAACGACTTGCAAGCCTGCAGCTTCTGCAGAGCGCAGCAAGTCAATAGCGTTACCCCATAGGCGGATTCCGAAGTACTCATAGATACCGTAGCAAGTTACATCGGCGCATTGGTAGCCATACATCCCATCGTAGTCTACCCCGGTCCCTGCATCCGCATGAGCCATGAGGTCGTTAATCATATCTTGTTTTTTAGACATTCGCATCATCCCCTTTCCACGCATCATTCATCTGCTTCACCGCTGACTCAACGAATGTATCAAGATCACGGTCAGTCATGCTAATGTTATATTTGCTAAGCTCAGCACGGATTTTAGTGCGAGCCTGCTCCAGCTTCTCCTCGCCTTTATAGCCAGTTTCAGAGGCTACTTGCTCAACAGCATTGACTGCGTTCTTAGCAAGGATTTCAACGATTTTGATGGTCTTTTCTCCACCTTTTTGAACCAAGTAGTCTTTGATTGCCTTAACTGCTACCCCTGCTAAAATAACAAGGATGCTGATTGCACCATTTGTGATGATTTCAGTAATTTGTTGCATTTGTATTTTCCTCCGCAATTTCTAAATTTACAAATTTATTAAACAGGGCATCGATGCGCCCATTCCCACCTAGTTTTTTGTAACTTGAGTGCATTTTGTGGATAATATCCGACTCGTGAACGCTTGTATAACCACGCTTGAGAGCAACAGTAATATCACGCTCCAGCCGTAGATACATAGTAGCTAGATGTGCTTCATCATGCACAGCCAGCTTGTTGTTGATTTCAGTTATATTTTGCTTGTTCTCCTCACCGATTGCATGGATAGTGCTCAATTCACCTTTCAACTCCTTGAACTGTTCTTGATTGAGATTTCCTGCTTTACTTGCTCGCATCCCAAACCAACCAGTAGCCACAACTCCGATTGTAGGAGCTAGCTGAGTAATCGCATGTATCATTTTCTCGATTATTTCAGACCATGACATAAAATCCCCCTTAATCAATCCGTGGCATGACCACAGTCAACACGCCTTGTTGTAGCATTTCAGCAAGTGACTGCTCTTTCCAAGTGTAGCCCTCTGTTGCTTGCATCTGGAACTTAAAGATAGTCTTGGTCCCACTCGGCCATTTTGGATTCGTATCAAACGGATAAGGCATAGCTACGATGTCGCCATTTGCATAGCGAGTGCTCTTGACAAGTGGCTTTATGAACCCAGCAACCTTGTTGTAAGCATGAGTAGACATGCCTCCGTTTTGTGAAATAGCCAAAGCGATCAGAACCTCAGTGATAGATGATACCGTGTCAAGATTTTCCTTATTCTCTACGGCCGCTTGCTCTACCTTAGTTGCCATTTCCTTATTTTGCTTGAGTTGCGCCTCTACCTGGTTAAATTTCTCATTTTCAGCACGATTTGGGAAATTATCTTGATAAAGAACCTCAAGAGCTAACTCAAAAAGTTCGCTATTTGATAGGCTGATTTTGTCAGCTGGTAGCAAGATAGGTACGATAGCACCGTCTGAATTAACAAGTGTGACCTTTGTAGCTGATGCTGTTCCGCTTGCATCAAATTCTTGGGACTTTGTCCCGTACTCTAATTTCATATTTCCTCCTTAAATTTTGAATGATATGTTGTCAAAGTTGAGCCATGTAGCGTCAACGTTCCTCTTGACAGCTACGTCACCGCTCGGATAGATCCCGATAACCGCAGAACCATAATCATTATTTAGTGCGGTCTTATATAATATTGTGGATGGTCTGAAATTTTCAGGCAAAGTAAAGATAATTGACTCACGGGTAGTCTTTCCGCCTTTACAAGTACCTTTTAAATAAACAATACCGTCAAATGTTTTTGAAAATTGAACATTTTCATAATCTCTATGATGAACCCATCCATTTTGTAAATTAGCATTTTGCCAGGCTGTACTTTGAGTTATCCTTGAAATATCATCCTGCGTTGCAAGCTTCTTCCAAGGTTTCCATGTTCCATTTACTTTCGCACGGATTGCTCCTATCTCGCCTCCGAAATCATAAGCTACTTGCACTACCCAGTTATCATTGTATTTAAAGACCTGCACATGTTTCCAACCATTGCCCCCTTGAGGAGAGTTTGATAGATTATAACCCATGTATTGACCTGAATCTGTGTAGTTGTTCCAATCAATTTCAGCGCTCAAGGAGTTTCCTCCATTTTTTGTCAGCTGATGTTGCTGAATGGGCTTGTTGTCTGCGTAGATGTTGCCCTTGACATCAAGAGCGCCCTGCTCACGAATTTTGTTGACCCCAACTCCTGACCTGTCATAAGACAAGACTACGCTCTCTGTGGCCACGTTGACCATGAAATCAGACCGTGTGAATTTGTCCTCTAACGTGCCTATGACAACCCATGACTGATTAGCTAGATAATTACCTGCAAGATTAGCCTGAGAATTGACTAGGTTTGAGATACTTGTCCAGGATCCAGTTGCTGGTCCTGTGTCTACTTGAAAGTTAGTAGTCCCAAGCCTTGCGACCTTGAAAGTCAGCGACATTGTGTTTTTCTGACTCCCTGAGACAGTCAGAGGCGCTATTTTGGCATTTCGTGTAACCGTCAATGTGCTAGAGGTTGAGCCTGTTCTAGCAATGCTAAAGCTGAAAGCAGGAGCAAAATACTCAAGCACGATCACAGATACCTCTCTAGTATCAGACCAACGGCCACGGCTATCAGACACGCTAGCTCTGATTTTGATGGTGCCGTGATAATTCATAATGCCCAGACTCCCACCGTTCGAGCTCGTAGACTGGTTTTTACCAACGATTTCAGCGTAGTATCCAGTGATGGATGAACCGTAGACTCCCTGAGCACCGTTGAAAGCTACCTTGATGTTTGAGATTACTTGGATGAACGTATCAGATTTTGGGATAAGGTTCTGAGCAGCACCATTCAAATCTGACAATGTGATACCTGAAAATGTAGGCTTGACATTTGCTGGTACGCTTGCCGTCAAGGTTGTTGACTGTGTGCCAGTTTTCGTACTTCCTGAGTAAGTATCAACGTAGATTGTACCTGTCCCACTAGATGAGTTCGGGATGTCATTTGCAAAGTCAAGAGGTATCATCCAGCTAGTCGATGTGTCTACATTGCTTGCAATCGTTCCTGACTTGCCAGCCCAAGCATACCGTACTGTATGCTTAAAGCTTGGGCTCTGACGGTTAATGTTGATAGTAACCGCACTGCCAATGACCCCATCACTCACGCTTACAGAGCTTGAACGTGGTATAGTCGTTAGACTGAGGCTTGCTGAGACCGTAATAGTCCCATGCAGGCCATTATTCGGATTGAACGTACAAGAGATAGGTAGCGTTTTAGTCCCGTCTGCATTGTGAGAGATTGTACTTGACCCACTAGCCAGCGTGTACTCCTCTCCTGATGTATGCCATATCGGTCTACTACTATGGATATTTTGGCCATCTAAGCTAAGAGACAGCGTACTGTCCCCTTGATGGTTAAATGTGTAATAACTACCAGAACGACTAACTGTCATCTTCCAGTTGACGGTCGATGTGTTAGTCGTGATACTCTGAGAGCCCTGCTCTACATAGACATTGAGATACAAGCTCCCACTTGAATTACTAAATTTAGCCATTTTTCTCCTTTCTAGCCAACATAACGGATGACATTCATATCAGAGTTAAGATGGTATTGTTCTTCTCTGAAACGGCCAATTTGGATTGTCTTAGAGAAGATACCATTTTCAATGTGGATTACACCTTGACTGATGTACATAACTTCTACACCAGCGCTAAACATTGAAATTCGTCCGTTAGGATTGAACATCATGCTAGAGCTACCGTCATTCTTACCAATTACAAGACCCTCATTGCTAGAGCTCATATAACTATCAATGAAATTCCAGCGGTCAGATAACTCTCCTAAATCTTTAGCGATATTAGAGACACGCTGACTAGCTGCAATCAAATCTTTCTCAGCTTGCGCCCTTGCGGTCTCATTTGACTTGACAAAGTCCTTATAAGCCTTAATCCAGTTGTCTAAGTCATCAGCGCTAGCCTTAGCCTCAACCTCGGCTTGAATAATCCCAGCTTTTTCATTTAGCGCATTGATTTGTTCCTGAGTGAGTACTTGGTCAGCCTTAGAGTCAATATCCTCCTGGATATCCTCTAGAGCTGGAGACCAGTCTGTAGGTATATTGCCTATCTCTAACTTAATTTTTGCATCTTCGTAAGTTCTAGCAGATAATCTAATAAATTTAGCGGTTGCTGGTACTGTAACATTATTGACGATATGCCACTTTTGAGCACGAACAGTATAACTGTCCTTACCTGTAAGTCGAGTTCCAATAGGTGATTTATTAGCATCGTAAAATTGCCAAGCATGCCAAGGCATTCCTCCGGCAGGTGTAGTCACCCAAAGCTGATAGGTGAGAGTTGAGACTCCGTCGATAGCAATAAAATCCGACGTCCTTTCTTTATTTACAGAATTAGCTGGATAAATAATCCCTGCGTTTCCTAAATAACCTGGAACGGTAGTATTTTGAACAAACCTGTTCTGTGAACCAACCTCAACTTTAGCCCAACGATCAGCCCATTTGTACTTCGTTTTATCTGAGCTGTCAGGCTTCTCATAATCTGAATAATGCCCAAAATAACGCTGTCCGTTATCTGTCATTGTCAAACCAGAACCATCCGCATTGTCAGAGTACGCAAAGTGAACATAAGGTGTTCTTCCATCTGCTCCTGGTTTACCTGGCAGTCCATCAGCACCATCACGACCACGCCATTCTGTCCATAAATATTTCGTGGGATTGTTGCTATTGTTTTCAGTAAAATCTTGATAAACGCCTATAAACGCCTTACCTTGTCCTGAAAAACTAAATCCACTACCCGAGATAGTATCGGCGTAGGCAATGTGAGTGTATTGTGTACGGCCATCTGCCCCCTTAGGGCCAGGAATCCCTTGGTCACCTTTTGGACCTTGCAAACCTTGGAGCCCTTGTAGTCCACGCTCTCCCTTTTCGCCTTTCTCTCCTCTGTCTCCTTTAGCACCTTTTTGACCAGTATCCCCCATTTTTGCCACAGAAAAACCTGTCTCAGAGGTATTATCTGTGTAGCTCCATGTAGTTCTTGTCCAAAGGTATTGGCCAGCTGGTACGCTAGGGATTTGAGATGCCCATCCACTAGATGGTGGAACAGTTCCTGATGTGGAGCTAGCATAAACTACAGTTGTTGCACGGATGCCAACGCCATCCTTGCCAGCAACACCATCTCTACCAGTATTTCCGTCTCTACCAATCCTAGCTACTGAGTATCCAGTTTCAGAGGTATTGTCTGTGTAATTCCAGGTTGTTTTAGTCCAGAGATATTGACCAGCTGAAATCACTGGAACAGTGCTTGTCCAACCAACACTTGGAGCGTTAGTCCCTGAGGTAGATGGTGCATAAGTGATTACAGTGGAACGCAAGCCTACACCATTCTTACCAGCAACACCGTCCTTGCCTGGGTCACCTTTATCGCCTTTAGTACCATCATAAGCATTTAAAAAAGTAACCTGCTCAGACGCTACCTCTTTATTATCAACCCAAGCAGAGACCGTCAATACCATTTTTTGGCTGATGTCAGAGGCTCGGACAATGTAACTAGAGCTAGTAGCTTTGATTACACCATCAACAACCCAACGCCAGCCACTATTGATAACCTTATTACCCTTTATTAAAGTAGGGGTCACTACAGACTGACCTTGGCCATTTTTAAAAGCTGTACCGTTGTCTGTAACTAGCTTGATAGTGTAGGGCTTAGCGTCCTCTATCATTCGGTCTAGCTGTTGCTGAATGCCTTGAGATAGACGATTTTCAAGTGCTTTGGCATTTGAAAAAGTGGTCTTGTTATTCTTCGAATTGGTAAAGCTGATAGACTGCTCTGACACCCTCATCTCAAGCAAGAGAGTAGGGCTAAAGCCGTCATCATAGACTTTTACTGTGTCTCCTATTTCAAGATCCGCAAAGCCCTCAGCCTCATAAGTGACTGCTGGATAACAGTTCTTTTTGAGTTCACGATAGGCTGTTGAGCGGATGACCTCAGGATTTGAACTCTCTACAGTCATATCTTTACGAATATACTGGTCTAGTGTACCTGTTGAGTGTGTGAATGTAGATGGATACATCTGCATAGAAAGAGGAGCTACTAGATGAGCTCCTAATTGATAAAATTCACGCTCGCCTTTGGCATTGTTGACTGACCAGGATCCAAGACCGCTAATGTCAATCACGTTTCCATGCTCATCTTTGCCTGTCGGTTTAACCGAGTTATAAATCCCAGTCTTGTCAATCGTCCTAGTAATCGTCTTGAGGTTTTTTCCATACTCTAAAACTATTGAGCTAACTTGACCCACACCTTGATGATTATCATCATGTTCATGGTAGACATTGACCATAAATGACTTGATAGAGCTGTCATCGTTGAGGCGTGTGTCAAATTCAATTTCAGCGCCAAATTTCTTAGCTAGACTTAATAGTCTATTTAGTTTGGTATCTGTACCCTCCCACTCAGCAGAAATCTTTTTATCTGAAATCTCATTGATACCGATCTTTAAGAAAGTATAGTTGAGCAAGTCCATCTCCTCACAAAATTCCTTAAATCTCATAGCTTTAGAGGACTTGTAAGGGTTAGCGTACTCATTTATTAGTTCAAGGTTTAGATTGATACTGTAACACTTGATAACTTTCTCATTTTCTTCAACTTTTCGGATTGTGTGTAAGTAGGTCTTACCTTTATATTGAAATGATACAAAAGCCTTTTCATTTAGAGCGTTATAAGCTCTTTTTTGTCCGATGTCTGAGATAATGGCTTTTTTAAAAACAGTGAAATCAAAGGTACTAGAGCCTGTCTCTAAATACCTTGTCCAGGTATCATTGAAATAGTTTAATGTTCCTTGTTTTTCATTGTCCACAAATGCCACTTTTCGCAAATTTGAGTCATGTATTGTCAATAACATTGTTATAGATACCTTTCTTTAAATTCTACTTTGACAGTAGGCTTGGTTTTGACCCAGCTTGAACAATAGACCTCAAGCTGACTGCTTCCTGGTGGTATACTCAAAAATTTTGAACCCTGAACAACATCTACAGCTTTCTCAATTCCATCTACTGTGACTGAGTTGTTTTCGCTGTCAAGAATGACATTTGATCCTATTGGATAACGGTTTGGCAAGTCGTTGATAACTGACACAAAATCCTTTCGATACATCAGCTCATCAAGATATAAGTGAGGGATAATTGCCTTGCCGCGAAAGGCACCTATCGTAACGTGAATTTTAGCTGATTTTTTACCTCTGATTTCAGGAACGAAAAAATTATAGTGTGAGCCATTATAATAGACTTGAACTCTCTCATCGTTTCTCGTGATTTCAAACTGCCCCTTTGTTTTCGCAAAAGGATTTTTGGTTTTGTCACTAGATGAATCAAAATCAAAAGTTTTTAAAAAATTATATCCACTAGCGTTATCTGTTGCAAAGACATTAAATCCACAGTATAGACCGTTATAGCGCTTATAGGTTTCGATTCCATACAAAAATTGACCGCTAGTGTCGGATACGGCAACCTTAATAAAACCACATTGAGCGACTGAGTCTAGCTGATAGACTAATTTACAAAAAATGTAGTCATTAAGAGAGCCTTTCTGCCCTGTTGAGTCAGCAGGTATCTCCCAAGATAGCCCTGTACCGTAATTTTCATTGTAAACCCCGCTGGTCTGCTCTCTTAACTTGACACGTTTCTTGCCATCTACTGTGACTAGTTCAGATGTCCCAGTTATGTTATCCCATCTACTATTGGTCACTGAGTTGTTTTTAATCGCTTTGGCAAAACCGTCTGCTATTTTGTCGCCTCGAAAATCAAGCAAAATCTCAGAGCGCTTGACTGTCTCACCGTCAGCCTCTTTCCTATCTCCAACTTCAAGAGCACCACTAGTGTTGACAAGACCGATATAGCCGTTTTCCGCGTTGTTTTTGACTGTCACCACAGGAAAAGCTGGGACGTTGCCATTATTGACCAAATTAAAAACAACCTTACCAGGTTGCTCTTGCCCATTATCGAAACGTTTATAAGTTGAGCTGTGAGCTACTCCGTCAGGAATAATAAGGTCAAAACTTCCCTTTTGGAACCATCTAGTAATGTTTTCTATATCCACAGAACCAGATACTAGGCCCATGTAATACTTGTCAGGCTCGTCTGAAATGACGATTTTGACAGCCTCTGAGGTATTGAAAACACCAGCCAGTTTATGCTTGGCTGTTTCAAGTGTCATGCCGTTGCCATATTGCATAGCAAACTTGACTTTGATGGTTTTGGCACCTGTTCGCACTTCTTGGAGATTAACTCCTAAAAGTGGAGCGTCATTTGTGATGACGTGGCGCTCATTTCCTACTGGTCTGATAATTTCGATAATGTCAATAACCTCAGAGAGGTCAAATCCATTGATTGTGATTGTGTCGTTATTCATTAGATAATACCTCTCATCATGTTATCAATCATTAACTTATCATTTTGATAGTTAGTCATTGGGTCTCCGATTTTAGCAACCAGAGTACCGTCATCTAGTACCATATTCACAGGGCGTTTGACAGCCTCCTCAGCCACTTCAAGAGCTCTGGTTAGTACTTTGTCAGCCTGGTCACGAATAACCTCGATTTGGCTTGTTTCTGCTCGTTCTGTGAGCGATTTGAGTCTAAACTGACTAGATACACTATGTTTCCCTAGGCCTAGCAAGTCCTCAGCGCTAAATTTGAACGCTGACATCTCTTTCTGAACGTATGCCAAACTATCAACCACATCAGAGCTATTCTGTTCAATACCTACAGCAATACCTTGAGCAATGTATCTACCTACATTGTCTCTAAACAGTCGTGACGGGCTGTGGATCTTAGCCTTAGCTTGCGCTGCTCTCTCAGCTTGAGCGACAAGAGCATTAGCTGCCGCCGTGACAGCCCCAAGTGCTGAATACATACCTTGCGCCAATCCTTGGCCAATCATGTTCCCTGCATATCTCATAGAGCTTACGCCTGACATTGCTGTAGAGCGGATTGAGCTTAGCATAGCTGACATTGCAGCCGTTGCCGAGCCAATTCCTGAACGGATACCGTTAGTAATTCCGTTAGAAACCCCACGCCCTGCCTGTTGACCAGCTTGAGTCATCTGAGTTGCTGATTGCATGACCACAGACACCATCTGTTGCATGCTTGAGCGCATTATTACTACAGCTTGAGACATTGCTGACTGCACAACAGAATTGAGTTGAGCCATTGCTGTTGTAGCAGCGCTAGAAATATTAGTAAATCCTGATGCAACCATAGGTACTGATGTAGCTAGTTGCATAATAGCAGTACCTGCCATTGTTGCTGAACTCGTAATAATTGCCAAAACTGCTGACATTGCAGATGCTCCAGCTTGAGCCATCATCATTGAACTTGATAGAGCCAGCAACCCTGTCTGTAGAGCCATAACACTTGCTACTGAACCAGCAAGGCTAGCAAACGAGGACATAGTAGATGATGCAAAGACACTCATAGCAGAGCCAGCGCTTGTCATTGCTGGGGCTAAACTAGTTATGGATTCAGAAATGGTAGGTATAGAGCTAGCCATTGATGTCAATACAGCTACGGCCATTGTTCCACTAGACTGTATCATGCTCAGACCTGTTCCTAGTGCTTGCATCCCTGCACCAGCACTTGCCATACCAGCACTTGCACCAGAAATTTTACCAACACCAATAGCAACGGCTGCTAAAGATGCTGCCATATCTCCAAGGTTGGTATTAGTGATCATTACCACTCCTTGAGCTAACTGCTTAAATCCATTTCCTGCTTTTTGAGCAGCAGTACCAATGGAGTTAAATACATTAGCAAGGCCGTCTAATATACCCTTGATAGCATTCCCTACAGAGGTGATAACATTGGAAATGCCATTAAAGGCACTCTCAATTCCTTTACCGATTCCTTGAGCAGCAGTAGATATTGCTTGACCAACTGAGGTAAAGATATTAGCAATACCTGTCATTGCCGTGTTGATGCCCTCTGAAATAGCCTGAATAATTGTTACAATCTGTGGGGCATTTGCAGATATAGCGTTAATAATCTGAGTCATCCCATTCGAGATAGCTGTAACAAGTACAGAAATCCCAAGAGCAGCAACAGCAATACCAGCACCAATAAGAGCAACGGAAGCTCCAAAAGCTAGAATACCTACGGCTCCTGCTGTCAATGCTGGACCTATCGCAGCTGCTCCTACTGCTAACAAGGCTATCCCTGCAACGATTCCAAGCATTGCAACTTGTGCCCCAGTTCCTGCTGAGGCAAGCTGTATTGCTGCTTGTACCAGCACGTAAACACCAGCCGCTGCCATTAACACCCCTGCGCCAATCATAAGGACCGCTGCGCCTAGTTTCATGACAGAGCCAGCACTTGCTGATGCAGTTGTCCCTACTGCGGTATTTCCTGCACTCATTGCGGCACTTGCCCCAGCGTTAGCAAGTTGAGCTGTTGTCAGACCTAGAATGTTACTTACAAGACTTACTAAATTCTTGCCAAAATCAAAGGCTGTTTTGAGTGCCTGCGCAATCTTAACTCCCGTCTTGATGCCTACCAAAGCTGTACCAATGCTGACAATCGCTGTGGCTACACTTTGTATTGTTGCTGGATCTAAGCCTGAAACAAAGTCAGCTACTGCAGTTGCAGCCTGAGAAAGCCACTTTACAATATTCCCAAATACACTTCCTAGAGTCGTTAACACATCTGATGCTGTCAAACTCTCCCACACATGTCCAATCGCTCCTGAAATGCTCTTAATAGCCTCAACAAAAGCAGTAACTGCCCCAGTGTTTGAGAATGCTTGCCAGAAAGTTTTAATTTTACCGACAAAATTAGAGATTGATGTGCTGACATTTGAAATAATGCCATCAATGTTGATACTTTCTAAAAACCCTCCTAGCTTTTCAGCCATGCTATCAAAATTAATTTTTTCAAGAGCGTCAGATATTGCATTGACTGCCTTAATTCCAAACTTGTTAAGTTTTTCAAAGGCTGGCATGAGTTTATTAGAGAGACTTTCTTTTGCCCCATCTATGGCTTGGTCAACTGTTTTGAACTCTGTGGCCATCTTTTGGAAAGCGTCTGAGTTCCCTGCACGGTTCATAGCGTCGAAAAAGTCCTCTGTCTTGACTTTTCCGTCTTGGACGGCTTTTACAAGTTCATCAGTAGACATTCCCATCTCTTTTGCGACAGCTGCCATACCAGCAGGAGCTTGCTCCATCATGATCTTAAAATCCATCCAAGCAATTTTAGGCTTACTTGCCATCTGCGTTGCCTGAGTTGACAGTGATTTCATGGCTTGAGCTGGGTTTTCAGCAGAGGCTGCAAGTCCACCAAAAGCCTTAACTAGACTACCAACATTTTTCGTCCCAACTGCGTCAAGTTGCGAGTAAGTACTAGCCATATCAGAGGCTGAGTAGATGGTCTTGGTTGCAAAGTCCTGCATTTCGGTCTTAGCTGCCTTGATTTCCTCAGCTGATCGCCCAAAGGCCTGTAGGTTCCCCTCAAAGGTTTTCCAAGCTTTCTGTGAACTGTTTAGCTCAGAGGCCATTTCACGGACACCACTTGTAATAGTCCCAATTCCTGTAGTAAGGGCAGAACTAATCAGATTAGCTCCTAAGACAGACTTAAAAACAGACCCTACTTTTGAGCCTGCGTTTTCAAGTCCACCGAATAGAGCTTTGAGCTTGCTTACTCCTGATTGAGCATTAGAGCCATCCATATCTACCTTGATAGTAACTGAACCATCTGCCATTGTGTACCTCCTTTCTAAAATTAGTAGTCAAATTCATCAGGTAGAGCATACTCTTTTTTGAGTTTCTTCATGTTCTCCTTGTACTGCTTACTGTCTCCTTTTTGAGGCTTGTAAGAACGTATTTTAAGTACCTCAGCAAACTTTGTATCACTAGGCAGTCCATTGAGCAAAGCGTTGAACTTCTTCCAGTGTAGGCTGTTCTGAGCGTCTATGAGGTCAATTCCGTAAGCCTGGAGAAATGATGAGTAAATATACTCAGCGTCGTACTTCAAACTAAAGAGACGATCTCCTCCCTCGGATTGGCTCCTAGAGCGTATCTTGCTTTTGATTGGGTTCCCTGCCAAATCTAGCACTGGTGCTGTGTCTTTAGCTGGAATAATTCTGATATGCTTCTCAAATATCATCTTAAAGATTGCTGTAGCTTGTTCAGGAGTTAAAGCCTGAGTAAAATCTACATCAGTCAAGATTTGAATAGCCAGAAAAGGCTTGTAAAGCTCCTCAATGTCATCATCATTGATTAGCTCCACCACTTTCAAGACTTTGTTAAAAGCGATATTCATTGGATACACATCATCACCAAGGACTAACTCATCTGTCAATTTCCTTGATAGGTCCAGCATGTCAGTCACCTAGATATTTTTTGAGGGCATCTGTATTGTTGCGTTTCTCCCATTCTGCAATGACCCCTGTGATAGCTTCAAGCAAGTAAGCCATAGTATCGACGGTTGAGCCGTTAGAGAAATCATAGACCTTGTTATAAGCATCTTGGTCAAACAGCTCTGTCCACGACCCTTTTACCAGGTCTTGTAACGTTTCAAAGGCCTTACTGTCTTCTGTGTTGGCTAGTTTTTCGCCATCTTTTTTGAGCTTTTTACCAACTGACTCCATTTTGTGGATGTTTTTGTCATTGGCTACAAATTCAAGCTTGAACTCTCCAAAATCAACAGGGATGACATTGTCACGTTTCTTAATTACTACCATTTGTTTTCTCTCCTACTAATTTTTAAAATCAAAAATAAAAAGGGGAGCCTGTTCACTCCCCTAAATCAAATCATCAACCGACTACGGCAGACTGTTTAGGCGCTACATTCCAGCTGATAGTACACTCAAAGGTCTCATACTCAGACGCATCTCCGCCTCCAATTTTGATACCTGAGACAGTAGCGACTCCGACGTATTGAGTTTTGCCATCAGCGTCTACCACTTTAAACCAGACATTACGGTCATCTCCAGTTTTAAAGCGCATAGCTGCAACAATTGCCTGAGCTTCATCCTCTTTGATGTAATCGCCCTCAAAACTGTAACCAATCTTAACAGACGTCACTACAGTTTTTTTAGTACCGTCGCCGTTGTAGTATGCAATGTCATCTGTATCCTCGTCATTTTCAGACTCAGCGGTTTTCACTCCGTCCGAAAGCCATTTCCAGGCGTCATTACCTGGCTCAGTAGCTGGTGCTGTTGGTAACCATGGCGCAAGAAAGTGTTTGCGATTGGCGTTTTTCATTTTTGGCATTTAGTTTCCTCCATTTGTTTCAAGTTTTGCCGTTACATCTAACATGTAAATATAAAAGCCTTGCTCATCACGATCATTTAGGAATGGCTGTGATACTTCAAGGCCTCTGAATTGATATGAATTATTTTTGCTAGGTAGTTCCAGATTAAAATCAGCGAGAGCATGATTGACGGCCCACAGGATAGAGCTTGTCTTCTGGTGATCAGTCGTTTTGATTGCCACCTCAAAGACAAGGCTAATGTCCTGCTTACCGTTCATGTACTCTGTTAAAATCTTCCCACCTGGCAAAGGATAAAGGACTAAATCCTCCCCCTCCGACAAATAATCAAGCTTACAGGTCAGAGGGAGGTTTAGTGTGTTAATGAAATCCCTGAGGACTTCTGAAAAATCATTGTTATTCATGTTTTCACTCCCATTGCTCTTAGGCCTGTCTTCTTCCAATCATCAAGATATAACGCTGAGGCTTTCAAGTCCCAGCGCTTGCCTGTTCCAGGAGTCGTGTACTTCTTAAAGACAAAACTCCTATTCTTGTTATAGCTCGATCCGTAGAATTGAGCTCTGGCATAAGGTCCAGGATATTTAACTCCATTTCTTGTAGCCTGCCCACTTCCACTAAGATCACCGCTATCACGAGGGATAAAAGAACTCATGTCGGTCAGCATTTGGTTTGCAATAGCTAACTTGCCCTTGGCTAGTGACTGTGGCGATACTTTCCTCTCTACGCCTTTTAGGTCAATTTTGACAGATACACCATTCCCCATCAGATACACTCCAACTCATAACAAAATACCTTGCTATTATGTGGATAACTGACAGGTGTGACTGAGGTTACTCTGTACTCACGCTGACCGTCTTTGATAACAGCATTGATGTAAGTATCGTCTAAAGTGACTGGACAATGTTTAGGATACACAAATAAAGTGCTAGGTTTAGACTCTGTACGGTTGTTTTGCGCACCTTGCGCTTGGTACTGTCTATCAAATCTAACAGGTTTAAGGGTCACTGGGCTTTCCGTCATATCTTTTCCCCATCCGTCTTTACTCCCTGTCATCTTGCTGATAGTGACAGTGTCTACTAATAGCCGTTTATCTATCATAGCCTACCCCTCTGAAACCAAAACCTACTCCTTTGAGCACGTTTAAAGCGTCAAGTGATAGATTATACCTAGCGCTCTCTAGCGATTGTTTAGAGGCGCTCTGATAGCTCACATGAGTCCTACCAAGTGTCACAGTAGAAACTGCTTGCTTATCCTCAGCTGTAGTGATACCACTAGCGTCTAAATAAGCCACTTGAAAAGCCGTAGCAAGTTTGACAGCTTGCTTTCTGTGCTCAATCTCTTTTTCAAAATCTACAAAGCTGTAGAAATTGTTAAGAAAGAGGTTGATAGCAATCTCTGCCATCTTTAGTAGCTTTTCAAACTCCTCAACTTCATCAAAACCAAAGGTCTTAAATTCATCTTTTGTTAAGTAGGTCATGACTTCACCGCCTTAAATTAAATAATCTGGATTTTCAGAAAGTCCTGGAATTACATCTGAAGCTGGTTCTTGAAATGGGACAACTTGCTCGATTTCTTCTAGCCAGTTGTCTCCATATTCCGCAAGTGTCTGTCTATTAATTTCATCCGCTTCAGCAGCTGTCATTTCATACGCATTATTTGCATCAAACTGCTGCCCTGTTTTTGCCATAAAAAAGTTTGTTTTAGCTTTAAATTTAGCCATTTATTTTATTCCTCCACTTCGTATCCTTGATTTTCAAAGGCTGAAATCATGATTGGATCAGACAAGGTAAAAGCAACACCATCTTTTTTCAAGATTTTTGGAAGTTTTACTTCTGGCTCTCCTTCAATTTTTTTAGATACAACCAGAGTCTCTTCAATGTTAGAATCGTTCATTTTTATCCCCTTTCACTAAGCTGATTTGTGAACGTAGATAGCTTTCTTCTTGTTGTCAAGAACAAAAGCGTCGTAACGGATACGACCCTCAACGAGCTTGCCGTTAATTCCTGGTGGGTTATCGTGGATCTTGTAGTCTTCCAACTTAATAGGAGATGGAGTAGCCACAGGATGAGCAATAATAAACTCTACATTTTGTGGCAATCGTGATGTAGGTGTCAAAACTACTGGCAAGCCGTCAATCATACCTACTTGACCCTTGATAGTGATCTCTTGGCCAAGGTCAGAATTTTTCACAAAAGTTGGGTCAAGTTTGATGAGTTTGTAGAATTTAGGAGATACATGCAAGATGCGTCCAGCTGTTGGGACGAAGGCGTCAGTTAGTTTAACCTGACCATCAAGTACAAGCTCGTAGGCATTTGTTTTAGTTACTGAACCAATAGCGATATGATCTGTATCTGCACCAGCTACGATTGTTGCAAAACGGTAAGTATCTACTTCTGGGATAACGACTTCTGACAACTGACGTGCAAGGGCTTTTCCAGCCTCCATGACGCCATTTGTGTCTTGCTCAGATTTCTTGTCAATCGTGAATGTGAAAGAACGGTCTTTCTTCATTGTCATAGTTTGAACTGTATTTCCAAGCTCCTCAGCGTCACCGTAACGGTTTTGTCCAGATGTCTTGTAGTCGTTCATTCCTGTTGTAGGGATAGAGTAGACCTTGACAGTGTCAACTCCAAGGAAATCAAAATCTTGGTTAACAATACCAGTAGATAGGGCCTCTTTAGCAAAGCGCTCATCTACTTTTTCATCGAATTTAGCTGCGTAATTTACTACCATGTGTAATATTCCTCTTTTCTTTATTTTTGGTTTTATACGCTATCAAAGCCTGCAAATAGGGCTTTGTCCTCTGCGCTTAGATGATCGTATCCAGTTTCTGCTGGTGGATTTCCGTGCACAGAGATATTAGGGTTAGGCTGCTTGTCCTCAGCCTGGAATAGATAAGGGCTTGACTCTTTGAGTGAGTTGATGGTTTCCTCTAAGACAGGCTTGCCGTCTTCTCCTAGTTCAATCTTGTCTAGGTCAATGAATTTCATCAAATCCTCTGAGTTGTGAGCTCCTACATCTTTCAAGGCAAGGGCTACAGCGTTAGTTTTAGTGATCTGAGCAAGGTTTGCCTCACTATCCAGCTTGTACTGGGCAAATTGGGCTTTTAGGTCTTCAAGTTGTTGTTTGCTTTCAGCACTTGCTCCCTCTTTGGCCTGTAGATCATTGATAGCTTGGGTTTGTTGCTCAAGCTGTTGTTTTAATGTTTCGTTTTCGGTTTGCAGTTCCGACTTAGCTTGTGACTTGGCATTTTCAATACCTGCACCGTACGCTTGCATGATATTGTCAATGACAGCCTTGTCCTCGATACCTGCCTCAACTAACATTTCACGTTTAAGACTCATGTCTTAACTCCTCCTTTTTTACGTCACATGGACAAATTAAGACAGTTTTACGCCATGCTCCAGGGCAAAATAAAAACCGTACGGGATTCCATACGGTTAGAGTATAAGAAAAACCGCCTCGAATTCGATACGGTTTATAGTGGTTTACAGCAATTTATTGCATGAAAAAGCGCCTAGACTTTTCTAAGCGCTGATTTTTACTAACTGCTTTGCCTTTTCGTAATAAGGCGTTAGGAAGTTGATAAAGCCCTGCTTATCACTGGGGTCATGCTCCTCTAAAAACATCATCAGCTCAAAGTCATTGAGAGCGTCAAACATTTCAGGATTTTCACTGTCCCAAGCCTCAGCAAAGTCTTCATCTTCTCCAAAAAGGGCGTTAAACTTAAAGGAGAAATCCCAAAAATTATCAATCTGACCACTGACTGCTTGCTTTAGCATGTCTAATACTTGTTGACTGTATCTCATAATGGTTTAAATCCTTTCAGTTTTTTACGTTTCATCATGGTTACTACAATATCTGTATCAGGCTCAGTAATGTAAAGGATATCGTTGTAGTATCTAGCAAGTCTGCCATTCTTCTCTGATACGTAGTTAGGAGGCAGAGAGAAGGCTGTTTTGACCGTGTCATAGTTGTAGGTAAACGTGCCATCATTGCGCCTCATACGCTCTATGTAGCGTGCTATCGCATGGTCTCCAAACACTATTCCGTCATTCTTGAAATTAAAGTAAGCCTCTACTGCCTGCTGTTTCTGCTTGTCAGACAGTTTCTCTCGAATGTCTCCCTTGAAATAATTGACAATCCTATTATCATACCTCAAAGACTCTTTTTCAGAGCGACTTAGAGCCTGAAAATCACTATAAGACTTGGGTGCTTTATTTCCCAAATTTTGTAGTATTTCAGAATACTCTTTTTTAGAGCGTTTGTCAATAGTTTTGTATAACTTTTGAACAGCGTCATCATTGTAGTAGTACTTCTCCCTAGCATAATCACGATGTAGGAAAGGGTGCTGTTTGAGATAGTCTCTCATAGCTCCTTGTTGGATCCTAACCTTGCTCTTATACTTACTTATCAGCTCCTGGTCACCTAGTTTCTCTGCGACGTGGAGAAATTCCTTGGACTGTCTGATAGAGCGCTCCAGAGCTCTCTGTTTGGCCTGTACGTTTGCGTTTGCTATTGCCTCCTCAGGTGTTAAGTCTTTCAAATAATCAGGCAAATCAGGCTTATAATTGACCCCTGGGATGTATGGTGTCATCTCATGAGTGCAATTTATACCCTGACAGCCAGCAGGATGACCGTATCCATAATCAGACAATGAAAGTATACGCTCTCCAGCCTCCTCTCTAGCAACTCCAGTAGTTACTATCTGATGCTGTAGAGGGGCGCACATTTCTCTTGCTGTGGCCTTTTTGTGATAGTAAAAGGTATCTATCCCCAACTCCTCAGCTGGAGCCATCCTGACCTCACGATAGACACGCCAAGCAGTGGACTTGATGACTTGCCTAGCGTATGTGTCAGCTCTCCAACGTTTACCTTGGCTATCAGTAAAGCCATAAAAGCCTTTCTTAGCCCATTTCATGACTGTATCAGAGATAGCCCTGTCTGAGGTGCTGAGCCCTGTAACAACCTTGGCCACGCTCTCCTGGACTATGGACTGATAAACCTTTCTGACGCTCATTGGTAGAGTGGTATTGATGAGGTTGTCTATATCTCCCATAGCCTGATTGACATAAGCAGCTAGATTGGTCTGAATGATAGAGTTTCCAGCAAAAGAACCTCCACCAGTGGCCTCTAAAAGCTGTTGTTTAGTGTCTTTATAGACCTTATAGCCCTCATTTTGGATAACGTGCCTAAGTTGCTCCTCAGTAATCCCTGAACGGTCAGAGATGAGCTTGACATTGTCCTCATTGAGTAGGCCCATCTCATTCATTTTCTCAAGTTGCCAAATATAAGGGTTATCATCAAGGCTAGCAGAGCCACGCTCTTTGATACGATCTATTACCTGGTCAAATAGATCCAGAGTAAGCTGATGATAGATGTCTGCAACCTGACTAGCGTCAAGCATTAACTGCTCATCATTTAGTTTGATTGGTTTCTTCTCTTTCATAAGCTCTTACAAGTCCCTCAGTTATTAGCTTGCTTGGGCTTTTTATTCCAAATAAACGCCTCAGCCTATCAATTACCATAAATTTCAACATCTTCATCACTCCTGCCGTCGTTAGCCTCGCTGATAGCATTGCCACTGATTTCAGCTTTGATTTGTCTAGCTTTTTCAGACGTAACATTCAAAACTTTCTCAATGGCCATGACATCCGTAGCAAAACCAGCATTTACAACCTTAACCCAATAGTCCAGTTCGGCATTTCGGTCTGTAAAGACTCCATCATCAAGGTTAATGCTGATTTTCTCCATGTCAGGGATGTTTCCCTTGTAGAGTCCGTAGGCTTTGCCTAGCTCTAGCATTGAGATAATGAGCTCTTTTAGTGACCGCTCTACCAAACTGACAATGCTATTTCTCATCTGGTAAGTATCAGAGTTCTCTGATACAACCTCAGTAGCTGTTTTCAAGCTCTTACCATCAAAGGTAAAGGTGCCAGAAGATACTCCTATCTGCATTTCAAAAATCGCCAGGATTTTATTGATAGCCTTGATATAGTCATCAGATCGGATAGGTGTTGTAAGGTCTGTAATACCTACGCCTTTGTCCATATCCCCTGAGTCGATTTGCTCATAAACATTGCGTCCAGCCTCAAACTCACGCTTGACTGTGACATTCTCGCCATCCTGATTGTACTCGACTTTAATCATCTGACTAGGCACGGCCACTCTGCGCTGACCCATCTTAATCTCCCACATAAACTCGTCATAGGTGGTATTAAGAAAGTCCATTGTAGTCTTAGCGTTATCAAAGATAGACAGCCCAAGAGCTGAGTTAATATCTTTGTTATTCATCCCTGGAGTTTTCAGATAAGTAAAGAGTGGACGACTCAAGCCGTTCAGGTCTACTACTTCCTCAAGGTCATCATAGAGGTCTGATAGAGGAACCCTAGCGCCTACAATTTTCTGATTATCAGACTTGTAGAGCTCGTTAGTAACCGTGTACTTGTCATCTTTGCCCCATTCGTGCAGTTCAATCAGCGTGTAAAACTTCTGCTTGTTACCCTCTGACTTGGTTGTTTTAGTGATAATAGCAGCGCTAGAGACGTCCTGTGTGTTGCTTTGCAGAGGCAAAAAGACAGGTGCCTGAATGAAAGAGACTCTTACCTTGTCTCTGTCAACGTATGGCCTCATAGCCAATCCACCAAGCGCCAAACCACTTTCCAGGTAACGCTCAAAATTCTTAACAAATCTATCATCTTGTAGCTGTTTCTGAATGAATTTGTTAGCGTCCTTATCATCTAGCTTGATTTCAGCCTGCTCATTAAACACTAGGCTTGCAATCTTCTTGGCTGCTGTACGTCCAATAGGCAGATGGTTGAAAGCTCGCTTTTGAGGCGTCCCGTTACTGTCAATGTACTCAATCTGTGGATAATGTCCTGCATAATACTTGATATTTTCCCTAATGCGGTCATATTCTGTGGATGACACTGCTATTTTAGGGTGATCAGTGATATTCGTTAAGTTCTGTGTTGTCATCACATACTTGCTCCTTGTGAAAAAATTCTTGATAGTCTGTACTATTCCCATTATTGGCTCCTTTAGGCTTTTAGTCTTAGCTCTCTAGCGTTATCTAGGGCAAAATACTTGAACTCGTCCACCGTGTGGTCATCTTCCTTGATGACTTTTGGGTCATCAGTATTGATAGTCTTGTCATCATATCGGTACATCTTATGCTCCTCTACAAAGACCTTGTTATTAGGGATGTCAAGGTAGTAGAAACGCCCCTCAGCTAGTAGACTGATAACCATATCTATCATAGTCTGATTTTTCTTCTTAGCCACAGGGTGCCAGCGCTCGCCATAATCTTTAAAGTACTGATTTCTCAAAGCTCCCTCCGCACTATCAATAGTCATCTTGAGTTTAGGTACTCTGTACTGTTTCATGACCTTGTCTATAAAGTCATGTATCATCACAGAGAGCTCACTAGGTGCCTTTTTGATGGTCTTGCCAGCTGGGCTATAGTAGAAAGTATCAAGTAAGACAACATTACCCTTAGCAGTTAGCCCATAAGCCCCACAGGCCGTCGCTGATTGTTGGTGTCCTGTATCTAGGGCAAATGATATGCCTATCACTTTGTCATCATCTGGGAGGCTTTCTAGTGGCTTAAAATAGCTCATGTTATAAACATGATTACCTAAACCGATTACCTCGCCTAGATACATCCAACGGTAGTAGTCAGGATCTGTTTCCTTGTACCGTTCTATCTTGTCTTTCATCTGCTTAGACAAAAAACCTAACTTGTCATCAAGGTAGGTGCTGTGATGTATCATGTAAGTAGGGTCACTAGCTTTCTCAGCAACCCACTCATTTATCCAGTCGTATGGATTTCTAGGAGGGTTATATGTGAAATAGACTTTGACCTCTTTGCCATTCGGTAGCTCTTGACGGATGAAAGTATCCTCAACTATATCAATGTCCTCACGACCTGCGAACTCAGCCAATTCCTCAAACCATACGGCCATTACATAGCCTTTTGCTATCTTCTGGGATTTGAGTTTCATTGGATCGTCTACGCCGTAGAAATAAAAGGCTGTTCCTGTCTTCTTATGTGTGATTTGTAAGGGTGATTTCCCAAACTTGAACTGATTAGCTAACCCCATCTCATAGATGGCCCATCTTATCTGCTCATACACTGACATTCTCAGGTATTTACCTACTTTTCGCAAGACTACCACATTTCCCATAGGGGCATTGATAAAGTCATTTACAAGGTCAATAGAGACCACTGATGACTTAGTAGAGGCACGGCCGCCCTTTAGCACTACATGACTCTTGGGCGTATAGAGGACTTCATCAAAAACTGGGTTAATCAACTTCGCTAGGTTCAGTATCGCCATTATACTCACTCCTATCAAATGTAAATCCAGTAATCACTGTGTCATCTTCATCACCAGAGCCTAGCTGAGCTTTGAGATTATCAATTTCAAGTCTTAATTTTTCATCAGCAAGCTCCAAATCATGAAAAGCCATGTTGTTCATACCATCCAAAGCCGAAAGAAAGGCGCTTGAATTAGCTTGTTTAATGCCATCATTCTCTATACTTGCTCTAGCCTTGTTCTTGAGCCATTCATACTCATTAAAAGCCTGTTCTCTGGACCATAAAGACATGTTTGAGAACTGTTTGAGCAACTCACGATACCTTACCAAAACCTTACCATTTTGAAGAAGCTCGCTTGCTTTAACATCGACCGTGCTATCTTTCCACTTTTTAGAAGTTGAAAAAGCTTGCCTATACGCTTGTCTTTGAGATAGTCCTGAGATTATCCCTTGGACAAATAGCTCTTGTTTTGGGGTTAATCTATCCACTCATGGACTACCTCCTTTCGACAAAATAAAAAGCCACTCAAAGAGTGACTTAGTGCAAGCAGACTACAGACTTGCGTGTTAATTAGAAATTACTTTTTCCTTTTTTATTTTGTGTAGTCATTTTTGCGATATTAAAACATCCTACTCTATCGCCACTGGTAACCCAAGCCAGCAGTTTTTCAGAAGCTTTTCTAGGTCGTTGCCTAAGGTGCCTTTGCTTTAATTCTTGATACTACCATTTTAACAGATTTTAGACTTCATGCCTGTACATTTACTATCATTTACTATCAATTCTGAAAGAATACTATCAAGTTCCTTTACTGCTTGTTTCTTCAAACGATAGTAAGTAGGGGAACTCATACCCCCCATGCTGTCACAGATGTCATCAACGTACATCTTATTGATGTAGGTCTTTCTCAAAATAGTTCTATGTTTTGGATTTTTAAGCCTGTTGATCATTCTACCTAATTCAAGCTTTCTGTTGATAACCTCTTTAGTATCCTGCTCTATAGCCTCTTTCATCACGACAAGCTGAGTATAGACGTCATCAACTTTTCTAGCTTGTCCGCCTTTAACTTTAACCTCGGACCATTTAGGACTTGAGAGCAAACCAGCCTCAAGTTCTTTGATTTCATCTATACGGCTTTGAATATCCATATCAAGGTCTTGTAATTCTTTCAAGAGCTCTTTAGCCTTCACTCTCTATCTCCTTTTGTGATATAATAATATTATTGAGATTATAGCTGAGACAGAGAGTGTCTTGGCTTTTTTCTTTTAGCAGCTATTGAGTATTTTCATTGTCTCCTCATAACTCAAATTGATTTTTGCTTTCCGTTCCTCATACGCTCCGAAAAATTTATAAAATCTGAAATGAATGATAGTTGAATTGTCATGAATTTTGACAACTGAGAAAACGTGCTTGAGCATGTCTTTTCTTAATGAAATATTAGGAAAGACTACAAGTTCTGGCTTATCTTCTTTAGTTGTTTTCTTTGCTTTTATAGCTCCTGAATACGGATATTTTTTAGGTCTCATATTTTCACCTCGTCTCCAATCCTCAATGACTCATAGTTTGTTTTAGTAACTACGAAAATGCCGTAGTTCTGTATTGTGATTGTGTACAGGTCGCCTATTTTCTCCTTGCGAACAACCTTGCCTTTGATTTCTGCGCCTTGATTATCAGCTTTATAGACGATAATTGGGCGCTTTTCTTCTAATTTTTTAATGTGGACACATTGCCAGATATTCAAAGTAGCTGACAAGACAATCCAGATAGCTACGAATCGTTTCACATTACCACCTCATATATAAATATTTCGCATCAATATCTCGTTCTAAAATACACTCTTTCAGCGACTTTAAAACCTCCAATGCATCGCTAACTGTTCCCCATTTATTTTCAGGTTCATATTGTACATATTTTTCAGGTTGCCTTTCCAATTCAGTTATACCACGTTGAATATTTTCAAAAATATCAGCAACATTGTAAATTGTGCCTTGGTCGAAATCCCAATCCATAGCAATTCTAAACATCTTCCCTAGATTGTAGGTCGGAGAACTATATCTAGGTTCAGTAATACAAATGTAATCTTCACTCTCTATTTGAGATAAGATTTCC